TAAATTAAGGTAATAACAAGGTGGAATATAACAAAATGAATAATATATATAATTTAAGGCATATAACAAGAGATAAATTAACTACTTTTATAGTATTCTTTTAATTGGTGTTTCTGTTTCTGACTTAATTTTTTACCATCTAGTAAGTTTCTTGTTAAAACTTCTTTATAAGTTGGTAAATCATCTATAACTTTATTGAATTTATCTTTATTCTTTTCTATATCTTCCTTTATCTCTTTTTCTGATAAGATATTATATTCTTTTTCAATATCTGGCATAAAGTATTTATATAATTTGTAGAATACGGACATTTTTTTCTATACTATATTATATATAAAAATATGAAAGATATTTTAAGAAAATGTATGAATTGTGAAAAAGATTATAAACATAATAATAAATGTAAATATTCAATTGATATAAAAGAATATTGTAAATATCTAGGTTGTTGTTGTTTATCTTGTTTTACAATTATCCCAAGACCTAAAAGAAATAGATTAGTGTTAGGGGCATATATTGAAAACAATAAAAATTAAAATCTCTATTATATATATATGAAACGAACAAAAAAGAAGGTTTTAAAAAAAGAACTTAAAAAGGTTTCAAAACCAATTGCTAAAAAATATCCCGTGACTAAAGGGGGACTTAGAAAAGCATTAGAAGATTTTGACTTTCCTCTAGTCAGTAGACCAAATGTATTAGATAAAAAATATAATGGTTTTGTACTTGGTAAAGTAAATTTAAGACCATTAAATAGACCTAGTCCCAATGTTAAAACCGCACTAAGTAAAAAAACACAATCCTCTAAATATCTACCTCTATTTAAACTAGCATCGGCAGTGTTAAAAAAATCTAAACCATCCGCTAAATTTACATCAATACAGTTCAATAAAAATGCCAAAATGAAAAAACATAAAGATACATATAATAAAACAGCATCTTATATTATAGGACTAGGCGACTATACGGGAGGCGATTTAATTTTATATGATGAACAAGGTAAGAACCCTAAAAGGATTAATATAAAAAATAAATTTATTAATTTTAATGGAGCAGTAAGACCGCACGAGGTAGCTTCTTTTAAAGGTAATAGATATACATTAGTTTATTATTCTATTTAATAGAATAAAAACATTTAGTTATATTATTTTTTTTCTTTGTTATATTATATATGGATAATATAAGAAAGCAGATAAAAGAAAAAAGAACTATCAAAGATAACACCCTAAACGCATATATGAGAAATTTAAAAATTATGTCTAAGGGTATTACTGGAAACGATTTTAAAGATTTAAAATTCTTGAATAATTTTAATAAAGTTAAGGAGTATTTAGAAGACCCCAAGAAAACAAAAACAGAAGCAACTAGAAAAAATAGACTGGCGACTATATTAGTTTTATTAAGATTAGATGAGGATAAAAATGAAAAATTGATAGAAAAATATAGCGAATACCTCTCAGATATGTCTGATAAATACTATAAAAAGATAGCAGAAAATAAAAAAACAGCAAAGCAATCCGAAAACTGGGTAGATTATAAAAAATTAGTTAAAGTATTCAATAGTTATAGTAATGAAGTTAAAAAAAAGAACTTACATAAATCAGATAAAAAAATATTATCAAAAAAAGAAAATGAATTATTACAAAAGTTTTTAACTAGTGGATTATATATTTTAAACGCACCAAGAAGAAACCAAGATTATATTATGAAAGTTATATCTAGTAGTGATTACGATAAACTAAAAGATAATGAAAGATTAAATAATAATTATTTAGTAATATATGGTAGAAATAAAAAAATGTTCTCATTTGGTGATTTTAAAACTAAAAAAAAATATGGTGTCCAAAAATACGCTGTTCCTTCTAAATTAAACAGTGTTATAAATATATGGTTGAAATACAATAAAAATAAAGAATGGTTACTATATAATAATAGGGGTCAAAAAATGAGTTCTAACAGTTTAACAAAATACCTACAGAAAATATTTAATCCAACTGGTAAAAGTAATATAGGGGCAACGATGATAAGGCACATATTCGCTAGTTATAATGATGACATCAAAGAATATAGAGAGGCAAAACAAAAAGCGGAAAAAATTGCTCATAAAATGGGGCATTCTTTAAAAGAACAACAGAATTACGTAAAAAAATAAATATATAGTGTTAAAAAATAAAATATATAGTATATATATAATGAAGGCAAAAGTTGGAAAAGGAAAAGTTTCAAAATCTAAAGCAAAAGGTTCAAAAATGAACCCTTGGATGTCACACCTTAAAAAGGTCAGAGCAAAAAATAAAGGATTATCTTTAAAAGAAGCAATGAAAAAGGCAAAAGCATCATATAAAAAATAAAGTAATTATACCTCCTCCCATTTTTTAATTATTTTATATATATAATCTATATTATATATATAATATGTCAAACAATCCAAAATATTATAAAGGTTTATCTGAAAAACAAAAAAAAGAAAAAAAAAAGAATTTAAAAAAGTCTAATAAACTTTATACATCTGGAAAAAAGAAACAAGCATTTAAACTAGCAAAGAAACGACCAACAACTAAACAAAATAAAAAAAGTCCATTTACAGAACAATTTAAAAAAAAATTCCCTGATACAAAACCATTAACAAAGAAATTTGAAGAAAAAACGGGTATACCAATGAAAGCACAGAAGAAAATATATACACGTGGAAAAGGTGCGTGGGTCAGTGCTGGAAGTCGTCCAAGTGTAGGAAATCCTTCACAGTGGGGTTATGCTAGGTTATACGCTTTTTATATAAAATTAAAAAATAAAAAATTGAATTTTGATAAAGATATAGTTAAAGAATATAATATAAAAGTTAAATAAAATATATAATATATATATATAGTAATATGGATATTTCAAAATTATCAGAAGAAGAAGTAAGACAGAAACTTCAATCATATATAAATAAAGAACAAATTTTATATATGAAGAAAAAGGAAGCAACTAAAAGATATTATAAAACGGATAAAGGTAAAGAGAAATTAAAACAATCACAAAAAAAATATTATCAAAAAAATAAAGAAAAAATTTTAGCAAGATATAAAGAAAAAAAAGAGTTATTGAAAAAACAAAATAAAGACGGAAAAAATATTTTAGAATTAATGGAAAAAAAAAATATATAGTATATATATATATAGGAATGGAAAATCATAGTTTTAAAAGATTATGTAAATACTGCCATAAACCACTCAGGAAAAGACCAACTAACTGGTATAAAGACTTTAAACAGCGAGACAGTCATATTAAATGTTGGAAAGAAGAAAAAAAGACAAAAGCACTTTTATCTTATATGAAATCCATTTTAACAAATATGGAATAAATCTTTAGTAATTTAGTTTTTTATAAAATATTATAGAAAATTAAAAATATATAGTAAATTCATTTTTTGAAAAAACGGGTAAATTAGAACTTTTTTATAAATCTTATAGAAAATACAAAAAGTTCTAAAAATCCCGAAAAATAAAAAATTAAAATATTAGTAATTTAATTTTTTATGCGTTTAAATCCCGAAAATTATTTTCTATATATATTATATAAAAAATGACTTCAACAAAATCCGAGAATTTTAGCGATTACGTGTTTGAATGCCGAAACGGTCAAAAAATGACATATGAAACCTCAAAAACTTTTAGATTATCAGATATTAAAGAGTTTGTTAGAGAGGAAAAGTGTTTAAGAAAAGATTTTTACGATACTCTTAAATATTCTAAACTCAAAAAAAGTGAATTAATTAATATGATTATAGAATTTGAAAATAGTAGATTTGAAGAAGAACAACCAAAAGAACAACCAAAAGAACAACCAAAAGAACAACCTAAAAAGGTTAAAAGTGACGTTAAACACTCAAAAACATCAGGAGATAAAAAGAAAAAATTATCTAAATCAGATATTAATAAAAATATAATTATAAATAATAATATGAATTTTTTAAAGAAACATTTAGGAAATGAAAATATTAAATTTATAGAAGTTAAAGATTTTAAAAAATTATCTGAAAAAAATAAATCATTAGGTGATAAAGTAGTTTATAAATATCAAAAATCAACTAATTTATTATGGATTAAAACCCAAAACTGGGTAAGTGGTAAAAATCCAAAAGGTAAACCAATTATAGGAAAAAATACAAGAACAGCACCATTGAACACAGTAAAAAATTTAAGAAAAAAATTAAATAAAGATATGATTATAAAATCAATTGGTTTAAAAGATGATAATACACATTATTACACATATATAAATTATGATGAATATATTAAGGTATTAAATGAAAAAAATTATTGTTTATTTGAAATTATTGAAGGCGATAGACCATTTAAACCATATTTTGATATAGACGGAACTAGTAAAAAAGGGTTAAATGTTTTATTAGATGCTTTAAAAAAATTAATACCCGATGCTAAATTTAGTATATCTGGAAGTGAAGCAATGAAAAATAAAAAAATGAAATATTCATATCACATAACTATTAATAATTATAAATTTTCTGATATGTTCAAAACTAGTGGTATAAAAGAGTTTCTTAATAAATTAACAGAAGAACATAATTTAGACCCTAAAGATTTGGACGCTGGTATATATAATAATCACCGAGTTATGAAATCAATAAACCAAACTAAAGAAAAAAAAGACAATCGTATTCAAAAAATTATTAAAGATGAAAATCCTTATAATCATCTTATAACTTATACAAAAGGTATTGATAAATTAGCGGACAATATTTTTGAAAGTTATTATAAATTAGACGTACCTAGTATTGTAGAGTTAGCAGATAAAAGAAAATATAAAAAACCAACTGAAATATTACTAAATAATAAAGAAGAAAGTAAAATTACGAAAGTAGAAAGACAACAACCATATATTAATATTAATAAAATGAAAGCGAGGGATTTATTAAAATGTATATGCCCTAGTAATATAAAATATGATGTAGCGATAAAAATAGCGTTATGGTGTATAAAAGAAGGTTTAACTTTTCAAGATTTTTACAACTGGGGTGCTAGTTATTGGGGTCATAATGAAGAATGGCGTAATAAATGGTTGACTAGTTGGAGTAATTTAGAAACTTATAAAACTAATAATATTAGAAGAAATTATATAAAATATGTATTAGAGAAACAATATGGGACTTTAGTAGATAAACATAGAGATAAGTTTTTCAATGCTTTTTATACCTTAAAAAATCATAAATATCCAAGATATGTGATAAATAAAGAAAATCCAACTCAGTATATACAAACGGAATATTTTGAGAAAAGATTAGAAAAATACTTATTATTTTGTGTAGGAATGGGAGCAGGAAAAACATATTCAACAATCCAATTTTTGAAAAAAAATAAAAATCTTAGGTTTTTATGGATTACTAATAGAATTAGTTTGAAAGATGATGTTAAAGGAATATTACAAGAAAATAATATATGTTTTGATGACTATAAAACTCATAACGGAAAAATGAAAGATAAATCGGGAAAAGTTATAGGTAGGAGACTAGGCGAATATTTACAAAATCCTAATTCTTTAATTTGTGAAATTGAGAGTATATATAAATACGAAGGTGTTGAATACGATGTTATTATTATGGACGAAATAGAAAGTTTATTTAATTCTTTTCTTACTAAAACTACGCACGGTGATAAAAAGAAAGGAATTGATAATTATAAACATAATTTTAATAATTTTTGTAATGTAATTAAAAAAAGTAAAAAAGTTTTTATGATGGACGCATTTTTAAGTAAAAGAACAACGGATTTTATAAAAGATATTGAAGGCGATAATATCAAAGATAATATTTTTATGATACAGAGAGAGGACAATAATCCTCAGAAAAGAAATATAAGATATTATTTAGACCAAAAACGTAAGGGTTGTATGGGTTTTTATAAATGGTATGATGATTTAATTACAACTATAAAAGAAAATAAGGTCGTATATGTATTTTATCCACATAAGGGAAAAGGTGGAAATATTTTAAATCTTGGTATTGATGATTTAGCATTTAAAATTATGAAAGAATGCGGATTAAAAAGGGAAGATATAGCGATACATTTTAGCGGGTCTGAAGATAATAAAAATTTAGTAAATGTTCGTGAATATTGGAGTAGTAAAAAAGTTATTATTACTAATACAACTATTAGCGTAGGTGTATCTTATGATGTAAAAGATTACGTAGATGAGATTTTTATGTGTTATGATGTTTTTATAAATCCAAGGGATTTGATACAATCTAGTAATAGAATAAGACATCCAAAAAATAAAACTATTAAGTTTGTTTCTATGTTATCACTTGGTTTTATTTTAAATGAATTTTCACCGTGCGAACAGGATGCGATTGAAAAACCAGATGAGTTATATAATGATGATGAATTTACATACAAAAACGTTCTTAAAAATCTTTGGAATAATTATTTAATATTAGAATATGATACAAAAGACGAAGGTACTTTATATAAATTTTTTGAAATGGCAGAGATGGGTAATGAAGGCACTAGATTTGGAGATAAACAATATAGGGAGAGATGGATTGAAATGAATGAAAAATTAGACGAAAAACCTACTAATATTTTTGATTACGATACTATTGAAGTTATTAACGAAATGGAAGCGGATAATATCAGAGATAAAATGAATTACAACCGAGCGACTATAGAAGAACAACAACAATTAAGAAGATTTTACAACGACCATTCTTTTATTAAAAAAGCAGATGAAAAAGTTAAAAAATCATTTTGGATGAAACAAACATTATTAAACGGATTTATTGAAATGAGAGAACAAAATAGTTTAATTGATTATGTTTTCAATATTGATAATAAACTATGGAATAATGTACGAACAAAAAATTATGCTTGTGATGATGATGATTTAATAATAAAATTTAATAAAGATGTATTGACGAAACAAGATAAAGATTATATAAGTAGTAAATTACATTTAGATATTACGCATACCGATAAATTAATTAAAAAAAATATATTAACTTATTATTTTGGTAAAGGGTGTATCGTTGGAGGTAAAGAAGGTAAACAACATATGAAAAATTATAATGAACCACTATTAAAAGGATGGTTCAAAAAATTATTAGAGTATTTTGTTAAATATAGTCGTAAAAATATATATCATATATCAAGAATAGAGACACTTTTAAAAAAGAAAATATACGAAATGAATACATTCCACGGTTTAGAAATATTAGATGAAGAATAAATATTTAAAAATTTTTATATATATATAATTATATATGGATAATATACAATTATATAAACCGTTCAAAAATACTGGAAAAGGAAATCATAAATACAAAGTATATGTTAAAAGAGATGGTAAAAAAAAATTAATCGGTTTTGGTCATAAAAAATATAAACATTTTAAAGATAAATTAAAAATGTATTCTAATTTAGACCATAACGATAAAGAAAGACGAAAAAAATATAAAGCAAGAGCGTCCAAGATAAAAAACAAAAAAGGAGAATTAACATATAAAAATAAAAATTATTCTAATTATTGGGCGTATAATTTTCTGTGGTAGGTGTAGGGTTTGGTTTTTGGTTGATAATATCGTCTTGAGTTTCTGGAAATTTGTTGGTGATGTCCTCATTAAATTTTTTATATATTTTTATCGGGTTACTATCTAAATCTAAATGTATAAAACTATATTTTTCATTAGTTGCGTATTTATATAATTTATTCCATCTCTTTTGAGATGATACCAAACTACCCCATTCTTCATATATATCTTGTAATTCTTTTGATGAATTAACTTTAAATATTATTAAATTACTTAGATTGCTTCTAATTAATTTATTTAAACTCTTACTTTGTTGAACCATATAAACTAAATTAATTGAATGATGTCTTGACATTGTTGATAATGTCGCTAATTTATTCCTATTGTTTGAAAAATCGGCACAGTCATCCGCTACAAAAATAATACGTGGTTTTTCTTTTTTACTGCTATATGTTTCTTGATGTTTAATTAAATCTGTAACTAAATTATCGCTATATTTGTTATAAATTGATGACGGAAAGGCGTCTCTGATATGAGACCCCGTGACATCTGAATATATGGTCGGTGAGCAATACATACAATAATCATAATTCTCTCTATTCCAAAAATTATTATTTAATAATAAGTTTGATATTAAAACACCTTTACCACTTTTTTTGGGTGCTATTATACCAAGGACAAAAGGAAACTGAGGAAGATGTGGATGAATAGGAAATTTTAAAGGTTTTTCATCATCTATATTAGTTCTAACGGGTAAAATAGTTAAATCATTATTCATTATATATAATATATAGAGAAAAAAATAAAAATTTCATTTAACTAATAAATTATAAAATAAATTATATTTTTTATTTTATAGTTTTTTCGGGAAAAAAAGAACTTTTTATATTTTATAATAGAATTACTAAAAAGTTCTAAAAATCCCGATTTGTTCTATTTTCTATTTAAATTTCTTTCTTGTTATATTTTTTAAAATATTTATTAAATGTATCTTTATTTTTAAAATTTAACATGATACTATCAATATCTTTTGATAAAACAACTTTAGATTTATCTTTAGTAATAAATAAATCATTCATTTTCTTAGTTCTTTTGGTGCTTGTTATTTTCTTGTTATTAAAAAAATTGTTAATTACATCGTTATTATTTGAAAAATTCATTATATATTATTATATAAGAAAAAAAAAATATATAGTATATATATAAATGAAAATAATTGTATGTTCTAATAGTAATGATGTATCACCTTCAGATTTTGAAGGTGGTTCACAATTTAGATGTCATTTTAATGAGGTTTTAATGCTTCCTGAAGACTGCGAAATAGCAGTCGGAGGTTTTGAAGTAGCAACAACAGACCAAGAAAGAGTTTTTTTAGTTAATCTTTTAAATTTACCAATATCTACCCAGATTGGAAATTTAAGAAAAGGAAAAAAAACCTCTACAGTTGGAATTATGTCCGTAGATAATCCATTAGAAACAACGGACGCACAAGGAAATAGTTTTAACCCCCAGAGATTTAGAACTGTAAAAGCGTCAGAAGCACCTGAATATTATAGTTTAGAAAATACCACACCTATGAGTTTATCATTTTTAGATATACAATTAACTAACCAAGATGGAGAACCTGCTGTAACTTTTGATAATGCTAGAGCGGGTGACAGTGCTAACGGAACTATACCAGAACAAACGATAATATTTTATTACAGAAAAAGAAATCAGAGAAATTAAAATCATTTAACAATTAAAATATATAGAAAATAAAATTATTTAATTATTATAATTTTATTTTTTTCTTTGTTATATTATATGGAAGATACAAACAACCATTTTAATACGAGTGCTAAACCTAGTATATTGGATATTAAACCAATTGAAGAACAACCTAAGGAAGTTATAGCAGAAGCACCAAAAGAGGAAGATTTAGAAGTTCCTGAAATAAAAGAAGAGGATGCTATATTCGTGAAACCTGTTAAGAAACCAAAAAAAAAGGTTATAAGTGAAAGACAAAAAAAACACCTAGAAAATATGAGAAGAAAAAGACAAGAAAAAGCAGAACTAAAAAGACAAGAACAAGCAAAACAACAAATAAATAAAAAAAAGTCTAAACCTATACCTATCCCACAAAAAGACCATTTTAAAGATTTAAGGACTACACAAAAACAACCTCAAACAATTCAACGACCTAAACAAGGTCTTAGTAATGAAGAATATTTAAAGCAGTTTTTAGGAAATGTAAATCTATTAATGGACACAGTCGGAAAAATGAAGCAGTTAACCCCATCAATACCCCATAACTTAAAAAATACAAGTTCAAAAAAAATACAAAAAACTAAAAACGTTGTTCCCGTCTATGATAAACCACAATCTATAGATTGGACTAAATCGGAAGTATTATATAAAAACTATAAAAATCCTTTTGGACTTTAAATTTTTTTAAATAATATATATAATATAAAAAAAAATATATTTATATTATATAATATGTCAAGTTACGTAGGTGATGCTATCGCTCAAATTAGACAAGCAAGAAACACACGAGTAGACACTAATTTTAGTGAAAAATTAGCACAAATTCAACAGACCGCCCAAGCACAAGAAACAGAGGGCGGAGATACTGAAAAAGCAAGTGGAGTTGGTTTTGGTGCTTTAGCGGGTATTAAAGGTGCGTATGAAGGATTTAAAAAAATTAAATCTAAATATCAAGCGTATAAAGATAAATTACAAGAAGCAAAAGATAAACTACAAAATAAAGAAAAAAATCAAAAAGAAGGAGAAGATGAAGATGCGGATGATGAAGATATAGCAGACGGTGACCCGCCTGAATTATCAGTAGATGATGCTAATAGTGCTTTAGATGAAGTTTTCGGAACAAGTAACGAAACACCAACCCCTGAATTAAGTCCTGATGAGGCACAGAATGCTTTAGACGAACTTTTCGGAACGGGTGAAGAAGAAACACAAGATTTAGGAAGTTTAATAAAAAACGGAATAACAGACGGAAGACAGTTTTTAAATAAAATTTTTAATAGAGGTCAGGAAGTTATTGATAATTATGCGAATGAACCTAATATAACATCAACAGAACTAGCACCAAAAGAGATGGATATACCTGATACAGAATTAGGAGGTGGACGAGTTCCAACTAATGAACCATACGGAACTGGTGAGGGTGATATTGAAATGACGGGAAATGTAACAGAGACACCTAACTGGAATTTAGAAACAAGAGGAGGGCGTCAAGGTTCTCAGTTAGACGATATAAAGGAAAGTTATGACGTTGGTAAAATGGAAACAATACCTGAAGAAGATGAAGAAGATGAAAATGCTTATGATGAAGCAGACCCTATGGAAACTATTGAAAATGCTGATGATGTCGGTGATGCTATTGAAAACGCAGTTTCAAAAGGAACAAGTGCTATAAGTGATGCGGTAGGAGATGGAACAACGACCGTTGCTTCTACAATAGGAAAAGGTGTTGCTGTTGCTGATGATATAGGAGATGGTGTTGCTGGTGCTGTTGCTGATGGAGCAGAAGAAGCGGTCGGAACGGCACTTGACGCAACAGGGGTTCTTGCTCCCCTTGGAATTTTTTTAAACGTCCTTGGTATCGTTGGTGCTGGTGCTGGTGTTGTTGCTGGGGTAGTTCAAACAGATAACGCCGAGAGTAAAGAGAATACAGATGAAAATCAAGCAGAAGAAGATAAAGATAACCAAAAAGCACAACCCGCAGATTATGCGGGGGCGTTTGCTGGTAAGGCGTCTAGTGCTTTAAGTAGATTTATGTAAAATAAAATATATAGTAATTTCATTTTTTTTTTATATTAATTATATTTATGATATAAAAAAAAAATCTTTGTATATTATATAAAATGAATAACTCTAGTGTTAAAGTTTTTGAAACACGTAATACAACATACGGACTTGGTGAGACCTTAAGATTTGAATTTTCACCACAATCAATTAGAATGATTAATCCTTCTCAGACTTATTTAAGGTTTTTCGTTACAGTAAACGCCGAAGGTTTACAAAACCCCGCCTTACAAGCTGGTGCTTATGCCGATATTAATTATATGTTTCCTTGGTTATTGAACAGTAAAATTGGAGGTGCTTCGTTAATCCGTAACCTTACAATACGAACAAATGGAACAGTATGCGAACAAATTACCGATTACAATAAATTAGATAGAATAATTTGTAATTATGTAGAAAATGAAAGTATAGAAAATAAAAAACGATTATATGAAGGATGCGATAATAGAGAAGTTAGAGCAGTCAATACATTAACTAAACGCTCACAAAATGCTGGAACTACTACCGCAGGACAAGAAAATAGAAAAATTGAAGTATTACTGCCTCTTAATTTATCTGGAATTCTCGGTAAATATCAAAGTCAACCATTTCCTAATATGGTAGCACCGCTTACTGTGGAAATCCTACTAGAGGAAGACCCTTTTAAGGTTCTTATGATTGGAGGGCAAAAAAAAGGTTTAGGTTCTGATATGAGTTCTCAAAGTAATCTTAACACAAAAGATAACCAACAATATGTTATGGGTTATTCTACTTCTAGACCTTACCAAGTTCATACTATGACCACCCCCGCTGGTCCGACCACCGCACTAGCAATAACTAACTCAGACGGTGCGGGACATATTAACCCCGATATAGCAGATAATTCTGAAGTTGTAAATTATCCATTTTTAAATGGTAGTAAAATTGTTATTTCTGGATTAGAACAGAACGGGGTTGCTCTGGCAAATGTTGAAGTAGCAGTCAATTCAGTTCAGTTTACAAATGGTAGATTACAATTAAATATTAACTCCACTAATTTTCCAAATAACACAAATGCTACGCCTTTTGTTAGTGTTGTTTATGAAACTTCTTTAGGAAAACCTAAAATTATTCTGAGTGATGTTGAATTCGTAGTAGGAACAATAAACCCTAATGATGCTCAACTAGCAAACGTTGAAAAATTAGTATCTGGTGGTGGTTATGGTTATAATTATCGTTCATACATGGATTTTCCAACAAATATTAATAGTGGTGTAACTCGTTCATCAAATTATATACAATGTAATTACCAACGTTGTAAGGCAATTTTATCATTCTGGGAAGATTTAGGAGCGTCAGAAATTGATAGAGATAATTTAGCACCATTGTTAAACTCTCAACTCGCTCCTTCATCCTATCAGTTCAATATAGCAAATTTGTTAGTTCCTAACAGAGAAGTATCATTAAATAGATATAATAGAACCCGTCTTCAGTCTGGCGGATGGAGTGCTATCCATATAAAGGAGTTAGAAAACGCACTTCAAGTATGTGGGTATGATTGTAAAGATTTATCAGATATTGACGGTGCTTTAATATGTGCTTCTAGGGCATTAGTTCCTTCTGGTAATTATTCTTATAATATGGCACAACAAGATGGTGAAACAAGATTAAATTTAAATTTTACAACCAATTCAAGACCAAACGGATTACTTCTTCATAATTTCGTCTGTCATACTCGTCAGTTGGTAATTAAGGGAAATGAAAAAACTGTAATAGTTTAAAAAACATCTAATTTTTTTAATTAAAATATTATATAAAAAAAAATATATTTATATAATATATATAATATGAGCAAAAAAAACGGTATAGTTGGTATTCAAAAAAATAAAATATATCCTACAAATTCACGAGGTGGAAGTGGATACACATTTAAATTTGGTAACCCTCAGATACAATTCCAAATAGCACCTAATCCAAATTCTTTGGTAGATGTCAAGAGTTTAAGATTAAATTTTAAATTTAATGTCCTCCAATCAACTGGTGTCAGGGTAGATAATCAGAAAGTTAACGGTGCTGGTGCGGAAGTAAAAGGTTTATTAAATTCAAGGGTTGGAGTTCACTCGGTTATAGAAACTTTAAGAATTCAAAATTATGGTAACGAAACCATAGAAGAAGTAAAAAGTTATTCACGATTATTAGCAACAACAGAACCCGTGTTAACATCATTCGCACAATATAAAAATTGGAATTCAATTAAATCTCAAGCGTATGCTAGAGATGATACTGAAGGTATAGCAAACTCTGGAGAAAGTGCTGTTTCATTACAGTTAAGAGGTGGTATTTTTAACGATGGTCAACCTATCAATACCGCTGACACAAACGGGTTAAAAATCACCATTCAATTAAGTCCTGATAATTTTGTTTTAAATTCAGTAGCAAACGCCTATTATAGATTGGATGATGTTACATTAACATACAATAGTTTAGTATTAGCAAGTCCTGATTTACCTAGTTCTTCGGTTCTCGCTTTTCCTACATATAACACATTCCTTAATATTGTTCAGTCATCAGACGACCAAACTAGTTTACTTATGAATTTATCTTCCGTTCGTTCTGTGTTCTCCAACGCAATTAGGAGCAGTCAAATTAACAACAGTGCTGTTGATAGTTTAAGAACAGACAGATTTAAACAAACTAATGGCGATGACGCTGATATTATTAGCACTGTTCATATGAGGAACAATGTAAAACAACCTAGACAGTATGACGTTAATGAAGGTATAGCAGTTAATGCTAATTCTTATGGTGCTATGCTTCAACGGGATTTTATTGATAGTGTAAGACCATATAAAAATATCTCAAACACACTACAGTCACCAATAACACAAGGTGAAAAAACACCATCTTACAATGCTTTTGATATTCCTAATACTCATTTTGTTGGTGGTGTCGCTTCCGCAAATTATGATATGTTAAACACTGGTGCTGGTGTTGAATTCATGAATTCTATGTATAGTATGAGAATTAAAAGTAAATTAGAAGACGAACCTCAAAGTGTTTTTACTTTCGCACTAGCAAATAGCGGGTTGAAAGTCGCTAGGCAAAATGTTGAACCCGTTCAGTAAATCTTTTTAGGGAAAAAAAGAACTTTTAGAAATTTATATATAATAATATAAAAAGTTCTAAAAATCCCGAAAAATAATATATATATATTAAAAATTAATTTATTTAATTTAAAAAAAAATATATATATATTATATATATAATATGGAACAATCTGACCAAATACAAAATTTATTAAGATTAAAAGGAGAAGACCAAAACACAAAAGTTGAAAGTGATGTTCTTGAAGCACAGACAATAAACGAAAATTATGCTACATTTAATTTACAAAAAAAAGGGTTGTTATCACCATCATCTAGGTTGATAATACCACTTTATGCTAGTGGATTAAATAAAGCAAATTGTAGATTACCTATGTATTCTGGTGCTTACATCATCAAGAACGCTACCATAAGGACTGGTTCGGGAGTAGTTTTAGCACAGAGTTCTAGGATTAATATGCTTTGTTCTATGCGTAATGCTTGGAAAGACCAATCAAGTAGACAACGACGAGGACAGTTTGTAAATGGATGTTGGAATGTATGGGAATATACAACAGATAATAACGGGACGGGTAATGTTGTTTATACTGGAAAATATGGTATAGGAGGACTTGAAGGAGCAGACCAAAAACCCCGTTTTAAACTTGGTGAAACAGACGGTAACGGAGCAATAAATGATGATGATTGTGTGGAATATTCTATAGCACTTTCTGAATTATTTCCTGAAATGATGCCAATCACACTTCCACTGTTCGCTTTATCGGAAAGTGTCCAATTATTTTTAGAATTCGCACCACAACAAGAACGTAAAGTTTCGGGTGTTGGTGTAGAAGCAACTCAAGGGGATGTATTAATTAATACTAATCAAGTTAAATTCGTATCTGACCATATTTATTATTCTGGTGATAGTATGAGTAAATTACAAGCAGTTACAACAACTAGCACGGGTTTACCAATCGCTTATGGTGATTATAATACTATTGATTTAACTTATACCAAACCAACAACCCCCGCAGCGGGGTCTGTCGCTAAAAAGACTTTCGTTAACTCTATTGGTATGGCGGGACTTAGAGTTAAACATTTACTAATGAATGTTCATAATAATGATGCTTCGCAACAGTTAGCACAAAAAATAGGTGGTAATTTCGCAACAGTTGGAGACCGTGGAGGTTCTGGTTCGTGTGAGTTACAGTTACAAGTAAATAATATAAATTATTATAATGAACCATTGACTAATGATGAATTTTGGCGTGAATTGACTGATTGTTATGGTGTTGATGCTTCTATTCCATATCCTGTATACACGGCGGTGGGTGCGGTATCTGATGGTAAATTCGGAGATACTGCTAACGTTATCGGAACTGTAAAAGACAGATGTTTAATAACAACGGACGGGGTATTTACTGGCACACCTGTAGAACAGAGACATTTATTGGCGTCTCAGCAATATATGGGTGTTAATTTTACACATGATAGAACTAATAACGGAATGAATGGTATAGAAGTTGGACAGTCGCCCGTCCAAATTACATTTTCTAAAAATTTTACTGATTTAGATGCTTATAATTTAGAAAACACCATTTTTGCTTGTGTTCAGCGGGTAATGGTTATTAAAAATGGTGACGTTATTGTTAATTTTAGTTAAATTAAATTATCTTTTTTTTTTTCGGGATTTTTAGAACTTTTACATTTTTCTATTAATAATATATAAATGTTCTATTTTTCCCGTTTTTTAAAGTGTGTTAAAATTTTATATATAATATTATATATATTATATATATGAAACATCTACAACAAATTAATGACATAATATTAGGACGTATCGGAGAAAATGAAAGTAAAAAAGATATAGAAAAATATTTAAAAATGGATTTAAATAAAACCGTTCCAAACCACAATTTTGATTTAGTAAATGAAAATGAAAAAATATATGTTGAAATTAAAACTAGAAGGTGTAACAGTAAAAAATATAAAACTTTATATATATCAAATTCAAAATATAAGTTTATAAAAACTCATCAGGAATATACTTATTATATAGTATATAATTTATATGACGGTTTATTTATTTATAAGTTCAATGAGGATGAAATATTTATAACATTTGGAGGAAGAACAGACAGAGGTAAAAAGGAAATAAGTAAAGTTGTTAATATACCAACAAATAAATTACAAAAAATAATATAAAATATATATATATATATATTATAATATGGAAGGACAACAGAATATAATACTTGAATGTAATAGAATAAATAGTATAAGGGTTCAAAGTTCGGGTGAAGATGTTAATAATAAAGCAAGTTGGTATAATAAAACAGCACCAACTATTTTAAGACGAGGGGATAATATAAATTTAGAAAATGTTTTAATAAATGTAGCGGGGGCAGATACTAATAGTATTCAGTTTAATGGTGATGATGCTACTAATACAAATACGATACAAGATAATTTTATGTTAATGAATGTAGGTTTTTATGTAAATGATAATAGAACAAATAACGCAGTTCTACCAGTTTTATTTAATGTAGAAGAACATACATACAACGGTTTAAAAATAGACCAGAATAGAGTAGAAGGAGGGGGAACACCAGCAACGATGACAGTAAATAATAATTATGGTATGTATTACGATTATCAATATTTTAAAAGTGAAGGTAATGATAACCCTAATCCAACGGGTAGAACTATTTTAAGAATACCTTCAATTCATAGTTTAAATCGTTTTCATACTTTTAAAGGTCAGAAGATGGCAAAAGTAGCATTAGATTATAAAGGTTTTATGAGAAGTAATAATCCAACTAGGGAGGGTATAGATGGAACAATAACAAGGGGGGAAAATGATTATCCTGAGTTATTTTTGGAAGATATACCATTAACTGTTGGAAGTGGTTTTATATCGCCCGATAGTCTCGCAGATGAATTAACGATAGCATTAAACCAACTTAAACCAACTTATGAAGATAAAGGAAAAGATTTATATGTTCCAACAGCGTATAATAAAAAAATTGGTGTTCCTGATAGAAAATTATTAAAAATGTATCATTTTAATGGTTATTCTTATAAGACAATACCTTCAAATTTACAAAAAGTAGAAGATGATAACCATAGAATTTATGGGTCGTTCTTAGTAACTGACCCCTACCGTTGGAAATATGGAACATCATTAATAAAAAACACTGATACATATAATTTAAAAGGTAGTTATTGGGTAGACCCATCATTAGATAATTATTTAAATTATTGTTTAGATTATCCTGTTATTTTATGGTCAAGGTTTGTAGGTGATAATCCACAACCCGCCGATAGATTTGATTTTCAAAATTATTCAATATATTCGCCTTCTCTATCAGAAATTATAACGGGACAACAATATGATAATTATGTGGCAGAAAGCACTGATTTAAGCGGTAACTTCTCAGATATGAATGACGTATTTAGAAGTATTTTTCCACAATCTACAAACGGGGTATATTTATGTTTACAAAATAATACGTGGATTTTTGTAAGAAATTCTGGGGTGAATAGTATGTTAATAAATGACGGTGGTAGTAATAAACCCGCAACATTATTGTTAGATAATGATTTAGACGGAGTTACTGACGCCATAGGATGGAATAGATTTAATGGGTTAGGTTTAAATGGTGGTTCTTGGAATTCTGATGAACATCAAGAAGTTAAAAACGTCGCTTATGCTGATTTTTTTACATCTTATTTAAGTTCACCATCTGATGCTATAGATAGTGGTTTTTTTGAAAAAATACAACCTGAAGCAAACTATACACCTAGGAGTTTTGTAGCGGTTAATCCAAGTGGCGGAACAAGTGGATTAAAATATATTTATAATTGGTTACAAAGTAACGAAATTGTAGCGGGGGCGGAATATGTATTAAGTTTTACTACTAAGTATGTAGGACAAAATCCTGATGATGGGGCAAGTTCTTCTCAATATGCTCACGCTATAGGTGTCGCTGATAGGTCACAATATGGAATGAGTAGTATGAATGTAACGGCAGACGGTAATTATTCTCAAACTTGGACGGCAACACAGTCATATAGTGGTAATAATTTTTTAATGTTTTCATTAAATCATGGAACACCATATGAGCAACAAGTGGCAGTAACAAATATATCGTTACTTAGAAAGAACTTAAACCAAGACGAAACATTTTTAGTAGAAGATTATTGGACGGGAGACCAATTAGCGGGTTCTGGTGTAGAAGATAATAAAATTTATAGAATAAAACAAAATGTAAGTTTACAATCACAAGAGGTAATAATTACAAATAACACCGCACCTAGTCAAGGTGCTTTTACGGGCGTAAATTTTAATAGAACTTTTAAAATATTAAATAATGGTTTTATGTTTAATTTTGATAATAATGCTAATGTATGGAAATTTTCAAGTGGTTTAACTGGTAATAATTCACCTAATGCGTCTGTATTATATAATAATGATGACCCTGATTATACATATTGGATTTATCAAAAATACGGTTCTACAAATTGGTTTATGAATAGATTTTCAAAATTTAACGGGGATACTAATATAGTAAATGATGAAGTTATAGGTGTTAATCAAGGAGTAGAGGTAAATTTAAAAAATAAATATCGTATTGACCAACAATATTACCAACTACATAATACAACTTGGAACGACACAACTAAACCGATTTATGATTATTCAAGTGGTAACGATTTTGTAAATGTCACACCTGGCGGTTATTCTTCATTAAGGTTTTTTAATACACCTGGAACTAGCACCAACCCAAGTATAGGTTATTATGATGGATACTGGGCAAATCCAAATAATCTACCTCAACGTGTTTATTATAGATATAATCCACAAGGAGATAATACAAAAATAAGCGGGACGGCGTATTACACTAATGACCCCGTTCCATATCAACGACAGTGGTCTTTTGATATAAATACTGGAACAAATGGAACATTCACACAAGTATTTACAGATGGTTCAACTGCTACATATGAACCAAGCAATGCGTTATCTGTAACATATCCAAGTGTTACATTTACCAATAATATTACTAATCCTTTACCTAATCTTCCACCACCATTAGATACAACAAAAACATATTTCAGCACTTTTGATTTAAACGGTGTAACTTATTATATGAGTAATAACCCTACTAATCCGACAGATAATGAATTAAACGGTTTTGGTGGTATTGTTTATTATGTAAATGGTGGAAATCAACAAGAAACTTGGACATTATCAAATAATGTTATAAATATGCCTACATCTGGGTTTTCATTTTCTGGGGGTTCTGTTACTCTTTCAACGGTTTTAACTGGTCAAACATCTCAAACTATTTCTTTTGGTGGTCAAAATTATGATATACCTAAAGATGGTAAGGGTTATGGTTACGATTATGCTACTTTTGGAACTTCTAATTTTTCTCAACGTGTTCATGATTATCTATATTTAGGTTTTAAAAATAGCACTGGGACAGATAATTCTCCATTATCTAAAAATATTCTTCAAGGTAATTGTTACAATCAACTTAACGATTTTTTTACAAATCCAAATGGTAAAACGTGGGAATTAATAACTAATGACAATGATATAGCAAAATTATTAATAAAAGAAGCGGGACAAACCTTATTCACTCTGACGACTGACGCATATAATATATTAAGTTATGGGTGGTTATTATATAGAGCGGATAGAATAATACCGTCGGATGTTGTTACTGGAAGTTTTAACACAAATATACAATTTAATAAAACGGCACATTTATCAACTGATATAACACAAACGACGGGAGATAATACAAACGTATTATATACTTTAGCAACAAGTAACGACGCAGGAATATCTTATACATTAAAAAGCACTGTAGACGGTTCAACTGTTACAACTGGAACATTTAAATCTTTTTCTAACGCTTATGTAGATAAATCTAAGGCGAACATTGTAAAACATACACTTTTATACACAAATATTTTAATCAATGATAAAAATTTAAAAATACTTAAAGATTTTTTCCAATATAACGAAATAGCACAAGATGATAGCGAAATAAGAGACGATATTATAAATTCTAATAACTGGATTGTAGGGTTAGATTTAGGGAGAGCAGATGACGGGGATATTGATACAGATAACGGACATACAGATTGGACGACCAACACCTCTGGTAGAAAACCTTTGATACCTCAATACATGTATGATAAAGGTATTATGGGCGAAGATGATAATACAGTTCCAAATGATACAATAAATAGAGGATGTATTTTTCCAACATTAAGAAAACAATACTCTAATGGTGCTAATCCACCCGTTTTAAGTTATGATGATACAAAAGACGAAGCGAGACAAGTTATAAATGTTTTTACAAGATACCAAGGCGACGACTATGAAAGTAGATGTGTAGAAACAAATCGGACTAGGAGAGACTTTGAAACGGGGATTTATTTATATAATCAAGGTATTTCATTAGAAAAATTTAAAAATCAATATTCTGATTTTTATGATTATATAACAACAAATAATTTAGGTATTGTTCCAATAATGGTAGATAATAATTTATGTATGGCGTTTGAAGTATCTGAAGATTATAATGACGGTAGATTATACACAATTCAAAATTTCACGTATATAGGTTATTCACCATCATCTTTTGATAATCCTAAAGGATTTACTCTAAATAATGATAGTCCAAGTGTTGACCAAGACCATTATCAATGGTCTGGTAAATTGGAAGAGAATACAAATTGGATAAACATTGGTGCGACATCACCAAATATAGATTATAACAACCAACTTGGAAAATTCTCAATATCTTCGTTTCATACAAATTATTTTTACAATTCTGTTACTGCTACCGATGACACAAGCGAAATAGGCGACCCTGTTGCTTTATTTTATACTAATAAAGTTAATTATTATAATGAATATATACACCCCGAACAAGACCAAAGAGAGAGAAATTTAGGTATTATGGATAGTCAGAGCGGTATATTTATAAATAATGTATATTTTCAAACGAAGGGAACTAAAAATATTACTAGTAGAGATGACCCTAGGGCGGTTTTAATGACAACAAATAATTATTTTAATTCAATGCCGTTTCGGATGGGATTTTCTATATACGATTTATTACCGTTAAATATGACAGAAAATTCATTTAATAACAGATTTAAAGGATTATATTATAATACATTGATAAACGATTATAGACCATTTACATTAAGACCATTTACAACAAATAGTTTAATAGAGACTGGTATAGCGTTACAAGGTAACGTATATACTGATAATAGCGGAACAGAAGCGACAATAAACCCTAATTCTGGATTACCTAAGTATTATTTAGGTTATAATTCGTTTCAACCATTTACGGCGGAATTGGATAATAGCACTATGTCGGGTCAGTTATTTAGTAAGAGTAAACCCGTTAATATATCTTCGGGTTATTATCGTATTTTTTGCGATATTCCATTAGATAGTCTAGAATATCAAGATGGTAAAGGTAATAATTTAAGTTGTATAGGTTATGCGTTGTTAAACTATGCTAGTTCACAACAATATTTTTATTCCTATGCTCAATCATTTGGTTCAACAGTAACAAAAGATTTATTATTAAATCAGATAAAGATAGAGATTAGAGACGATATAGGTAGAATTGTTAGGGGATTAGGGACAAAATGTTCGGTTATAGTTAAAGTTTCTAGAAATTTTAATTTTGGTATACCTCCAAAATCAGAAGAAGAAGAAGCAGATGAAGATAGAAATAAAACAAATAAATTACTTGAAGATATGGTAGAAGAATTACAAACTGATAATTTAGAGACAAATATAGAAGCAGAAAAAGACGGGAAAATTCCAAGCAATGTTAATGATGAAAATAAAATAAATGATTTTTTAGAACAATTAGAGAGTTCAATGATACAAACGATTACAAATAATATATTACTACCCCCTGAATTATTAAGACAATTAACAGCGAAAAAAAGTGGCGGTAATAAACCACAAGCAGACAAAATAAATAGAAACATAATAAAAAGTCTAGCGACGGGTATTTCGTCTTACATGATTGAAAATAGACCAATTCTTCAGAAAATTAAACAAATAGCGATGACTAAAGGAATAAATAGAATAGGCAACAATCCTGATTTTTTGAAATTAGTAGATGAATTGAAAAATTTTGTAATAAATTCTAGGGGTGAATTAGTCAAAGGTTTAAATAATACCACAAGTAACGGTATATTAAGTATAACACCCGAAGCGTCCAAATATTTATCTGACGAAATAAATAAACAAATAATAACGGGTGGAGCAGATAGAGACAAATTGAATATTGTATTAAATGGTATAATAGGCGATATGTTAAATAAAACTAACGATATACAATTTAACATAAATACTAATTTACCTACAAAATTAACTAAATTACAGAAAGACCAAATAGAACAACAAATTATTAATAGACCATTCAACACTTTTAAAGAACAAACTTTAGGGTTATCTCCTAAAATGGCGTTTGATGGTAAAACAGCAAGACAGTTAAACCAAGCATATAAATACGCTCAACAAGCATACGAAAATGATGATGTTGTGGCGGGTAATGTTTATATGAGGTCTATAATAAATGAATTAAGGGATAGAGGTGTAAAAATACCTGATAAAGGTTTTTTCAAGTCATTTGGACGTGCGGGTGTTCCTTTTGTAGAAAAATTAAAACGTCAAGCGATACAACGAGAGGGTAGAGAGCAAAGAAAAGAAACTTTAAAAGAAAAATTAAAAAGAGATACTCAAAAAATGAAGGAAGACATTGAACAGAAAGAAAGCGGGGTGAAACCTTTTGACCCTCAAGGTAGTTCTAGTAAATTTTCATCTTTAGATGAATAAATTATTTATTTTATTATTTTTTATTTTTTGGGAAAAATAGAACTTTTATATTTTTCTATTAATATATATAAAAAGTTCTAAAAAACCCGAAAAA